AGGTCTTTTCTATTATATATATAATATAATAATAACAATTAAAATAAAAAATATTTTTTTATTTTTTTTACCGTGCTATGATAACTTAACATGTAATATACCGGTGAACGACAGTTCACCGCTTGAAACACATTTAAATCCAATCCCGACATATAAAATATGTACGGGATATTTTTTTTATAATTAATTAAAATTAATTAACCCGATATTAAGATGTACTACGTAATATACTAGTGAACGAAGTTCACTACTTCTTAACCTACGCCTCGGATATGAAATCCGGGGCTTTTTCTATTATTAAGCATAAACAAAGTTGGCCCATTTTAAAAATGCTCCAAACTCCTCGCATTCGCTCGTCTGCTGTGAAGATAAACAACTCGCAGAGGATCGTACACGAATAACCGTTTAACGTATTCGGGCCTTAGCCCTCGGTACTACTTAATTATATAATATAATTATTATTCTAATATTATTTAAATTTAAATAAGCGTCACTATTATTATATATATAATTAATATAATAATTTATTTTAATACTATTAAAAAACCGTTCGCCTAAAATATTCGGTGTCCATTCTCTCTATCCAGGACAACCTAGTAAAAGAGGAAACAGTATAACGCCGGAACCAGAGCAATAAAATTCCAGCTAACTGGTTAGAGCTTTCAAACTCTAACAACTTGGAATGATTAGTACTCGATAATAATTGTATCCTAATAATTAATATTAATTATTATAAATTAATCTCATACTAAGCAAAGCCTTCGTCACGAACTATAACACAGAAAATTGTATGTACGCTACGCTAATACAACCAGCCAACTTCGCTGCGCTATCTTTGATCTGGATCGAAGCAAAACATTCTTTTATAATTAATTTTTAATAAAAGAACCAAAAGGGATTCGCCACCTGAAATAACCTTCGCTCCTAAATTAAATCCGGAGTCTCAGAACATTTATTCCTTCGGAAATAACCGGCGGCTCAAAATAATTGAATTATTTAAATTCAATTCTAATCACCATTGCTCACCTAATTGAATAACTAACAACAGTGTCCTTTAATACTAATATAATATATATAAATATATAATTACTTTTAAATAAAAGTAATACAAAATAGATATCGGGGGCGAAAAATATTCGAAATTTCCCAGAGCTCAATTTCAAATTTTTCAACCCAGAATTTCGCTTTTATATAGTATTCGCCATAGTATATCGCTCACTACGTTCCTCGCTGACGCTCGTCTCTTACTAACAGCTTCACTACGTTTGTTGTATAAGAACGTTTGCTATACGGCCTTCGCTTCGCTCGGCCTCCTTATACTATACATATAGATAGCTTAAGGCAGTCGCACTCGCTAGTGCTCGTCTCGCTCGCGCTCCCTCTTCGCTTCTTTATCTAACCTATCTATATCCTAACGGATCGGCGCTAAAGCTTTAAGCTAAAAGCTTAATGATATATCTTCTCTTAACAAGAGAAGATTACAAGAGAACTTAATATACTATATATACTAATACTTCGCTCGCTACCGCTCGCTTCTAATATAAATATAATATATATAATAATAAATACTTACTTTCTTAGAAAGAAAGATAACAAAGAATATATACGCTCGCTTCGCTCGCTATAACAATAATAATAAAATAATAGACTATTTACTCTCTTAAGAAGAGAGTAACAGAGAACTCTAATAATAAATAATAAACTACTTACTTTCTTAGAAAGAAAGTAAACAAAGAACAACAATACGGCTCGCTTACGCTCGCCTTGTTAAATAAATAAAATAAATTACCTACTCTCTTGAAAGAGAGATAGCAGAGAACTATTAACACCGGCCTCGCTTGCGCTCGGCCTGATCTGCAACAAAAACTTAATTCGCTCGCTGGCGCTCGCTCAAACAGAGCGCTCGTGTGGCTTTACCAAGCGTTAATAACTCCACGCTATAAGTAATCATAGCCACCCAATTAAATATCATATACTAACGCATATGATATTCAAAAAAAATAATTTTAGTATATACACATCGATTGTATTGAAATCAATCTTTAGTATATGTATATAATAAAATAATCTTTTAAGAATTCAGACCGGACTTTATATATACAGGACACCGGATTAAAAAAAATAAGGTTTAGATAACAGATGCGACCCACTCCCGTGTGCACCCATTATCTAAACCTTTAATAACTAACCTTCAGCTTGAGCTTCGCTAGTCGCGTTAGATACCATAACAATATCTTCGCTACCATCACCAGTGCTACCAAAAGATTTCTTGATGCTTCTTATTTCATCAGATTTACTAAGCTCAGACCAAGAAGCTTTTGCTTCATCAGTAATTACTGATACGCCACCAATGCCTAATTCAGCGACCTTTTTAAGACCGCCAAACAAACCTTTGGAGGCAATCTTAATACCACCGATGCCAGCATCTTTAGTGATACCAGCAACGAAGCCGACCTTTTTACCGCCCCAGTTTAATAGACCAGTAGCCGTACTTTTAACTTTTGCCATTTTATAGGCAGTCAATATATCATCGACTACCTCGTCTTCACATTCAATAGTCACGGCATTTTCTTCAGCCGTAACTGTGGCACCGAATTCTTCTTGTGCTTTCTCTTGAATATAAGATAATAGATTTTTATTAGAATTTACAATTTTAAATTGAGCCATTTTGGTTCCTCCTTAAAAAATAGAAAGGGACCCGAAGGCCCCTGGATTAGAATACGCCGTCAGCACTATTAACTTTACGGTTAGGAATTTCTCTAACCAAATTAAAAGTTTTATTAACCAATGCATTAGTTGCACGGCTAGATGTTGTTTCAGGGCGTTTAGCATAGAAAGTGCCGTCACGGCGAACAGCTACTGGATAGCTGTAATTACCTTCCATACCATTTTCAAATTTGATGCCATCTTCTGTAACACCATTTTTGAATACTAAAACTTGACCTTCTTCTACTGTAATGTCTTCAGGCACTACAATATTAAAGCCAGATAACTCGCTTTGACGAGTTACTCGAAGTTGGATGCCAGCTTCTTTACTAGCTTCCAATGCTTCTGCTAATACTGCATAAGCTTGAGTATGTTCTGGAGTATCATACTCAGAAGTCGCCATCTCTGCACTTTCTTCTGCAGAATGACCTTTAGCTAATAGACCCATTAATTGGAATGTCTTAATAGCTACAGAGTCAGGCAATACTAGTTGAACAGTCATGTTTTCATATTCGTCACGACGACCAACAAATGTGTTTACCATATCGCTAGTATGCAATACAGCAACCGGAACGAATTGTCCATCACGTTTAGCAAGTTTTGTTGTATATTCTTTGCCCCAAGCTTGATAGCTCAAAGCGAAACCGCCTAATTTTGTGCCAACGAGAACTGCTGTGATGATAATAGATTTTTTAGCCATGATAAGCTCCTTTTCTGCTCGATGCGGGCCGAGCAACCCAAAACATTATTTAAATTACTGCCTCCCTTATAAGACAGTATCCAATATACTAATATTATATATTAATTAGTATACTCGATACTGCCGTAGTCTAGTTTTCACCGACGACAGTTATATGTAGTAGAGAGGAGGAGAACCAGATATTTACTATCTGGATAAACAGCACAGTCCTGAATAAATAGGATTGTTTGTATATAGGAGTTCAGAAAGAGGTTTTTTAGGAACTCAAGACTATGCCGTTTATCAAAATAGCAAAAACCCGCAAAAGAAATTTCGGGCCGGAGGCGCCCGAATGTCGTAACGTACTAAGCCGTAAATTACGCAAAAAAGAAAAAGGAAGAAGCGATATGATGTGATATCGACTTCTTCCTCGCCACACTGAATGATTATTTTCTAGTTGCTTTTACAACTAGGTCGGTCAATACATAACCGAGCATAAAGAAGAAAATTCTAAATAGCCAAGGGCTTTCATTATACTTTTTATCTAATGCAACTAAAATTTTGTCCATGATAGACCTCCTGTTAAATAAATAAAGATACAATACTGTATCCTAGAGCAAAGAAACAAATACGATATGTCCAAGGGGACACTTCGTACCAAAGATTTAAATAAGATTTAATTGCGTTCATGATAATTCTCCTTTTTTGAACGAATGATGCGGGCGCTAAATATTTATTTATCTAACGCCCTTAAATACTAATCTGCAGTTACAGTTCTGTAACCATACTCATTACGAGAAATAAATTGAGCACCTGGATGCTCAGATAAGACACCATATACAGTGTCATCAGATAAAATAGACACATATTGGCCGTTAGCCAATAATAAAGTATAATTGTAAACCATAGTAATCATTTTAATTTCCTCCTTATGACTACATATTGAATTGAGATGAGAGGGGAAGCCCCTCAAATAAGATTTCGCCACGGAGTGGCATTATTTAATCAAATGTTTGAGCCGTGATAAGCCGTAAAATGGGACCGCATAAACAATCCCTTTATTTAAACTCCCATCACTTTTTCTAACAACTGTTCCCATACGTGCTACCTTCATACCACGTATAGTTAAATACTCAGGACGGAAGCCAACAGCAATACTATTAGCTTCCATATAAAACCAATCAATAGCATCAATAATGCTATCGCATTTTGCAATATAAGGTTCGGCAAGATTACCGAAAAATACGTACTTCATAATTTCCTCCTCATAAGAATAACGTATTAAATGGAAAATTTTCTCATAATAAATTTCGCCCCGGCGGGGCTCCGTAAACTGATACCGCCGGTTTGAATAAATTAGATTAATAAAATATCGATAAAGAGCTACTAACATACTATGCCGTAATACATATAAAGGTGACAGTCGAATATTCGACGACTAGAGACGAAATGACGCGGGCCAAATCCCAATGTCATGAGCGTCAGGAGTCGAATATGGTCCCGCATAACGTTATGTATACTAAATAGTATACATAGTCTATTCTGATAGAATAGTAGCGGGCGACTGTCACCGGACTTTATTTAAAAAAATTAAGCTTTAGCTACAGATATAATAATACCTATAACTAAAGCTTAATAACATTATTCTTCGCAATTATAGTGATTAATTACTTTTATATGTTCATTGCGAATACTTGCTTTATTATGTGGCCAGAAGTTTGCATGACTCCAGTCACCTTTTGCAAGATAAAAATCACTTTCTCGGTCGTTGCGTTCTAGTTCCCGCATAACCTTAACAGCTTCTTTACAGCTGTTAGTATCGATAACTTTTGCACAACCGAAAAGACAACGGGAATTGCTAATTGTTTGAACTGCGATAATAGAAATCATGATATTCTCCTCTGCCGGATTATAGTGGTCGGTCGCACTTAAATTAAATAGACAATGAGAGAGAATTTCCCTCATGATAGATTTCGGGCCGGAGGCCTTCCTCTGCTAGAGGAGAGAACTCACACACCAAGAAATAAAAAAGAAGGGCAACCGTCAGGGACGAAGGAGAGAATTGTGTTTCTTCTCTCTTTAATCCCTAACGGGCCCCGAAGGGGGATCTACTACTACGCTTTACGACATAACAAACAGATAGTATGCACATCATTACCATAGCCTTCCTTTTCGATCGTATTGAACATAGCTTCATCCAATACAATCTCGCCACAGAATTTTTCTAAGTATGTTTTATTGCCAGGAATTTCACAATCACATACCTTAACGAGCTGGCCTTTTGTTTCTTTCTTTTCAGAAATAACATAAAGACCGTCCCCCTTGCCGCCTTTGCTTTTTGGCAGTAAGAAGAATTTATAGCCATGATCTTTTGCCATAAAGATATTCTTAGCATTTTCCATAGCTTTTTGAGCGCCAGTAACACGAACAACAAATTTGTTTTCGTCTGCTGGCTCTTCAATTACTTCCATTAAATGAACCACTGTAAACAAACCGCCGAAATCGTCACGGAATACAGGACGCACTCCATTGACAATACGATCAGTAAAGAAACGACCATCAGCAGATTCACCATTAACAAATTCCACCTCATCACCATCAACGATGTTTTGGCACATTTTATCTGTGCCGAATACGTCGTAACGGCGGAACAATGGAGAGTCTTTCAACTCTAAACCTTGTTCCTGACGGTATAATGTACCACTCATCATAGCATCCATGATAAGTTCGTATTCCAAGATTGTGCTGGCAAAATTAAAACCAGTATTCTTGGACTCTTCAAAGGCATTTTTATCTTCGCCAACAAATGTTCTAATCATGTTTGCAACATAAGGTTTGGCTTTAGAGAATGCGCCTTCAACTTTAAAGCCCTTAATGGATAAAGACTTTGCGCGACGTAAATCATCGCACGTCATGTTTAAGATTTCGAACAAAGAGCCTTTAGTGGCTTCTAGTTTTTTGTAGCCAGGCTTAATGCCCATTTGTTCTACTTCTTTATTTAACAATTCTACTGCTCTGTTAGCAGCTTCTAGCTGTAAATCATATAAAGTATCTTTCAAAACAATTTTTTCATTCTTTTCCATTTTATTTCTCCTCTTTGTTAAAAACTTTATGTTCAACAACTTCAAAACGAGCAATTTGCTCATTCCAAATAATTGTTGGTGAATAATTGCGTCTTGCTTGTTCAATGTCTTTAAGTAAGAAGCAAAGAGGATCGAACACTGTCAATCCAGTTTTTGCACTATCGATAATCATGCCGATAACGGCAGGTGCTACAGACAAACAATCCAATAAATAATTTTTAATAGATTGTTCAGATCTGTCAGAACCAACGAAATCGAGTGTCATTTTTTCGATCTTCTTGTTCATTACTTCGTCCATAGTAAGATCACTATGGTTGTCATAATGACGTTCATATGGCGCGTTACCATGATCGTTGCCATATTCAGCTGCAATGTTATCTTGTAGCTTTTTAACAAGTTTTTTATTTTTTAAGTTTTGTAGCACTGTGGAAGCGCAACTGTTATATACACAGAATACGCCTACAGCAGTATTACCAGTGGCTAATGATGCAAGATACACTCCTGTCATCAACTCAGATAAGTTGGCAAAGCGAATAGACACATTCGCACCCAACTCATTAGGAATATCTACTGAACGACTCTTACGGCCTTCAAAGATTTTAAGATCTTCGCCAACCATAACCATACAGCCATCAGTGTCATTGTCCATGCCGCCAAGCAAACCTTTCACATAAGTACTACCAGAATAGATGAAAACACTTTCTGGTAGATTTTTGAAAACATCCAAGATCATTTTAGCTTGGAATGGTTTTAGCTTGCCTTTTCTTACGTAAGCTTCAACACGTTTTTTGATTGTATCAAAACCAATGATTCTTGCTTTTAACATTTCGCCTGCAGAAGAGCATGGGAAACGCATTAAGACAGCTATTTTATGACGCAATGTTTTTTTGTTTGTTACGTAAATTTCGTTATCTTTAACGAGTTTTACACCAAACATTTTGCCTGGGTCACCCAAGGCTCTTAAGTATTGGCTATCTTTATCTCCATGGCTTTTAAGATCTTTGATCTTAGTCGTAGCATTTTTAGCAATATCTTTGCCTTTATGGCTAAAGATATAATTATCAGCAGCTAATCTGGGATCTGCTAATACAGCACACTCAATACCAGTGCCGCCGAATGAGCCACGTTTATATGACTCTAGACATTGTACTGCCTCAGCTACAAGTAGATCAACTAAATACATAAACTTTTCGTTAGACATAATATTCATACTTTAACCTCTTTCTTTTTTCTCCTAATCAGTCACGAGTGTATGAATTAAAATCGTGCTGATACATTTGTCCCGATGTTGTGGCCTGTGTTGCTTTAATAACTTGCAACACTTTGAATTTATTATCTTCTGGATTTATGAATTGAGGCACAGCTTTGAATCCATTAAAATCGGTCACATAGACCAATTCACCTAATGGATTGCCAACAATCCAAACTTTTTGTGGACCATCGTAACTTTTGTCAACTTGACTGAGAGACTGAACATTTTCTTGTTCGATCTCTGCAGCTAACTGGAACCAACCGCTCATATCTCGCATTGGTGTTGATCCTGTTTTAGTACAGGAACTAACACGCACTTGGAGATATGCATTCATATCAGTAGGCACACCATAATTACGACAGAACCACCAATGATTATGGTAGCTCTGACCATCGAGCTCAGATTCATTACCTAAAGACATGTCATTAAATATCATGATACAATCTTTAGACAAATCTAGATTAATTTCCCGACCATTTGCTGACCACAAGTTTGCGTAGGTCGACATTTTAGTTGCTTTGCCTACACTGAGTTCAACAATATGATCAAAGAAACCTATGCCATTATTGGCCTTCTTAATTTTTGGTAACCAAAAGTTAAGACGATCTTTTGGCACAATCAAGCGTTTGCCGTTACGAAGAGATGCTGCAGACATTGCTATGGTTGCATATTCAACGCCTTCAATAGTGTAATCTTCAGCAGCTTCTTCATCTGTTTCAAAATTATACGAAACTACAATGCAGTCTCGAATAATATTTTCTACATAGGCTAAAGATTGGTTAGTGTACACAAAATTTGTGTCTCTAATTTCACCTTCTCCTGTGATAATTTGTGCTGCTGGTGCAACATCTGATTCTTCAATCGCACCAGTTACATTGTATCCTACAATAGCCATATGGCTCGTTTTAGATGTTAGTGCTAATAAGCGTAATTTAGCAGTTTTTAATTGCTGTTTTGTTGCTGAAAATTGAGTCCATTTTCCTCCTTTTTGATTTTTAACAGTAGCTGCAAATTCACTTAATTTAAAATTCATTACTTGTCTATTCATTATTTTCTCCTCCATGAATAAAACATAAAAAATAGTTTAATGTCATTTCGGACAAACAGTGTTATTTTGTTAGATAATCGTAGCTCACTAATGGAGCTCCGTTATCAACCATAAATTGGATGGCTGCTTCTCTACCGGCAAACTTCTTGTACTTTCTGCCTGTAAACCCATCTGTAGAATCTTTGCACTGAGACCAGGTGCGGAATACGCCCGGAATATAGCCTCTTGCCACTGCATAGTATGGCAATGACATGATCTTATCTGTCACAACCTTAAGGTCACGTTTTGTGTAACCATCCATCGTAGCAAGCATGAGAACATTCCTGCATTCTCTTTCTTGCAAGAAACATACATCTCCTATTCTTCCTTTCATAGTTCTTATGCCTTTCTTGGCATAATATTTTTGTGCACTATCTAAGAGATCCATATAATCTCTTACACTATTCTTTGTTTCGATTGCCAATGTTTCTAAATTTAAATAAGTTGTTGTTGTCATGATCTTTTCCTCCTTATGACATACAATGATATACATTGCTATAGTTTATAGTCATACAGCTGGACTTACGCTTTAGCGGCGATAGATTGGTACTGCAACCTTATCTCCTACTTGTAGTTGACGAGAAGTTGCACCTCCCTCCATCTTCTTGCTTTGAGCTACTGCTTCTGCAACAGCTTCTCTGATGTCATAGTCAACATCAGAGTTCTGGTTAGCATCTTTTACGATGCTTTCCATTGTTTCACCGTAAGAAACACGGTGAAGTTCGTAGTGATCTGGAGATTGTGGTGTTGCAAACCATGCTGTTGTTAATACTAATACTTTTTTCATGATTTCCTCCTGGTTGCTTTTAACGTCTTCCCAAGACTTAAAGATTAAACAGCAGACATCGACATATGTGTCTGCACGGTCTCGAGTCCCAGCTCTCCCTCGAATAACACCCTGAATCAAAGCAGGGGGGGCGAACTTTAGCTCCGAGACCACTTATATATAAAACACTTACCCCGTTATAAAAATTTTAAAATTTTCTCCCATATAAGGTTTTCTTATTTAACAAATGTTATTGATAATATATAGTAACCATCAAACCTTAGTTAAAATATTGAGCTTCACTATACAAAATAAAAAAAAGAGAGAGACGTACAAAAATAAAAATATCTCCTAAAAAATATACACACAAAAAATTTCCCTTATATGGCGAACATATGTACGATATAATAAGCCAAAAGAAAACCCGCAGCTGCAGGTTGCTACGGGTCAACGATATTCTCTTAACTTGAATGTATTAGCGATAACGTTATCGACTAAAACTTTATTATATTCGACTCTGTTGAACAAGCTAAATGCAATAAGAATACATCGTTTGTCTTCTTTACTTAGTCTGTATTTCATTTTTTTATATCGCATAACGGCACATACGTCATATGTGTTTTTTAGCTGCCATACTTGTGCTTTAGGATGAATTCGTTTCATGACTTCGTAATAATAATTAAACATCATGAAAACGAGAAATCCTTCGTCGCTGACGCGATAATTAATATATTTTTTGTGCTCCTTAATTAATTTGCGTATAAAGAGTACTATCTTGATTTCTCGAGCGCCGTTCATTACAGTCATTGTTTAAACCTTTCTATTTAATACAACTTCGTCATAAAATTCACACATGTCGTCAAGTATCTTATTATATATAATCATAAAATTAGAATTTTCGAAATGTTTAAAATAATATAATATAACGATCTGAATGAAAGCTTTAACGTCGTCGGCTAACGGTATTTTAAATTTAAAATATTTAACATATTCACTAACTTCGACAAAGTTCGTATCGGAAAGATGATCGTGCCAATCATCTTTAAAATCGTATAATAAACGATATGCTATATTATAAATATTGGATACCATAACGTAGCGATCTTCAGAATAATTCATCCTCCAATGATTTAGACGAAGTATCCCATTTATATAAAGGATCATATCTTCTTTTAGTTTGGCACAATGTTTATCGTATTCTTCTTCATTAATATATTTTACAATACCCATTATTTAAATCTTCCTTCCTTCAAATAAAATTTTACTTCGTTCCGTAATCATATTAATAAGTGGAAAAAAGAATATCCCCGAATGATAATAAAAAGAAATTAACGTAATCAGTTTGCGATATTTTTCCGGTAGAACATATTTCGTATCTTGTTGTATTAAAAGATATGCCCTAATATCGCCAACATTTTTTAATACATGATGGCCAGGCGACAATTCTTTTATTATATCTTTATATATATAATAAATAGTACAGACTATATTTTCAGAAGCATTCTTTAAATAACGAGACTTAACTGATTCTATAGAATTTATATATTTAAGTAAGGCTATCGTTCTATTTTTAGCATTCATATTTTCCTTCTCGTATAATCTTACAAATTTTATCGGATAAGTTCCATGGCAGCTCACGAATATTATTATACAATAAATAGGTAATTTTTATATAACGAAGCGCCTTTTCGTCTTTAAACGAAGGAGGAAAATCATTAGCGATAATATCTCTTACATCGGCTTCGCTTGCATCGCGAAGATTGCCGTAACGTACATTAACAAATTCAGATAGTACATCCACTAACGTCCTATATAAATGAGATACGATCATATATTTATTTAGCCCCGCCTTTAGCCGCCAAGAATCTTTATCGACGAGTCTATATAAATAAAATATAAGGGAGCCCCTAGTCTCATAATAATCCATTATCTCGCCTCATTTCCTTAATTATTATACCTGTTAAATTTTTATCTTGTTTATATTTATTATAATATAAGATACTAAGCCCGATATATTTTTTCTCGTCATCGGTAAGCATCTTTTTATTACTACAATCTATAATATAATAATAAATAGAAGTATAAGATATCGATCCAAGTTTTAAATAATCGCTATGCTTAAAATCAGCAAGCGCAAGCACCGATATATTATAGATATCGGCCACTTCATAATATTTTTGATTAAAATGTTTAGAGGTCCACCATGTTTCATACACGATAGTATATATATAAAAAATAATATCGCGCTTAAAATTTTCAATATTGAGTATACTTAAAGAATCTAACATCTCTGACTCCTCTTATCTTATCTTTATAAAGATTAAAATATCGTTCATCACACCTATTAAACATATAGAACGAATTAACGAGCATCATAATCAGTACTTTAGTTCGCTTACCTATAATATCATAATTAGTATGTTCTCTATCGATAATACCTTGATAATCTAAAGCATACGACCGCATTTCGTTATATAACGGTATATTGTGTTCGTCTCTTACGATATCCATTAATAAACGAAACATTTCGTGCGATATCGATAAAAAATCGAGAGTGCCTCGAGTATAAGGAGCTAGTTCAACTAGCATCATAAATAAAAATTTGTGAACCATAGCGGCTCGTGGATATTTCATACTTTCCTCCATAATAAAAAAATCCTCCATATAATATATTGTTATTATATCATATGGAGGATAAAAATTAAAGATTAAATACGCTTACATCGTCGCCATTCGGAGTAAGACCACGCATATATAAAGTATTACCTTCGACAAAGAAAGATTTTACTTCTTGTTCTCCCTGGTAACCAGCAATAACGTCAGTTGCTATGCCTTTTACTAGGATAGCAAAACAACCTGTCATATAATGATACCAACCACTATGTCCATCGGATGCGGATTGTTGAATAGAAGAATAAACGATAATTTGATCCCAGTTTGCCGGAAGATCGCAAACTTTAAATTTTCGATTAGAGCGATCTGTTGCGTTCCTAGAATTAACACGACCGCTCCAAATTTTATTAGCCGAAATCTTAGCGAAGGTAGAGCTACCGCCACCACCTTTAGGAAGATTACTTACTTTATTATTTAATGCTTCGATTTCTTCCTGAAGAGCGAATTGTTTAACTTCTTTTGTCGTAGAATTATACCAACCTGGACGGCTAACACAGCATAGATTAGTTTCGTAAGTGTTACCGTCGTAATCACCTAAGTCGAGATGAGCTTTGCCTTGCGCGATTTCTTCCAACGTAGAGCCAGAACCGATACGATGATATTTGCCAGTACCAGGGCCTGTTTCCATAAGAATCGGATTACTATAAGCAAATTTAAGAGGACCAGAGATAGTGTCGCCATTTTTATTTAACTTATTATTTAATTCTGTAGTTAAACCGTCTGAAAGCTTTTCTTTTGTGACAGAATGATCACGTAACTTTCTTGTCGTAACACTAGCATCAGGATGATCGATTTCATCCAAAGTGCGATGTTTAGATAATTCTGTTTTGAGATCGTTAAGCTTTTTAACAGCTTCGCTACCGTTCGCATCTAAAGAGGATTTTAATTCATTCTTTAAGTTGGCGAGTAGCGAATCGATCTGGTCTTTTAAATAATATTTAGCGATAAGATCGCCCAATAAGTTATCGACTTGTTCTTTCGTATAATGATCTTTTAATAGTTTCGCTTTAGCGGGAAATAATTTATTTAACAGAAAAGCACTTAATGCTTTATCCTCGCTAAAGTTAGACTCGCCTTCGATATATTCGTCGGACGAGATAATTTCTTTTTTGTCGACGTTCTTAACACGATCTTTTAAGCGATTAAGCATTTCGGCGCGTTTCGGTTCACTTTCCCTTACGCTAAATTCGTAATCGTACAAGCTATTGCTTGTACCAGTATTATTTTCGTTTGTCATAAATTATTATCCTTGACTAATTTTAATCCATTTATTATTAATGCCGATAAATACCGCATCATTTTCTTTTGCAATTTGTCCTTCATATTGAGGAACAGTAAAATCAACTTTATTTACGATACTGTATACCGTATCTTTTACGAATCCGGTACCCAGCTTAACATGTTGCAATACATGAGGATTATTCATATCGCTATTAATGACGACAGTACCATTTTGTAATGTACCGATCGCCGATGGATTATCGGTACCTTTAAATACGACGCGACCTAGTCTATTAAAATAAGTGCCGTGTACACTATTTTTTTCTTTAAACGGTTCGTTAGCAATAATAGTACCAGTTACCGGAATATAAGTATGACTCGTCGTTTCGATATGATTTTCACCTTCGAGGATTACGGTCGAATGTACGCAACGAATACCGGCCCAAGCATTCTTTAACGTTACGGTATTTAAATAAACGAAAGAATTATCCATAATATTAAGAAGAACCTTGTCCTTATTATCTTCTGTTTTATTCGTAACAGCATCGATCATAGAATTTGTTATAACGACAGAACTATTAAGAGATTGTACCAAATAAGGATTTTTAACATCGGCCTGGGAAAAATCGATATTTTCGAACGTAACTTTCTGACAATTCTGAATTATTATATTCGGGAATACGATCTTTTTAGTTTTATCGACCGACATAAATACAAGTTCGTTGTCGATAGAGTCGAGCCGCAATGCTTCGAATCGATTTTCTTTATTCGTATAATGTTTCTTATCGGTATATACACCTTCAGAAACGAATACTCGAATATTAGCAGAATTAAAACTATTTAAATGACGAACTACTTCGTATAATTCTGTATAAGGCGTATGCTTGTCGCCAGTCTTAATTGTACCAGTATACCCAGCATTTAAATAAATCGAAGTCCAGCGAGCAGAAGAATTAGTTGATCCTAAGAATATTCCTTTATTAAAATCGGTACTAAACTTAGTATACGTAATATGAATCGGCTCACGTTGCTGTCCGACAATATATACGGCTGCACCGAGGTCGGCCATCGTATTTTCGTATGTATGATATATATACTCGGAACGCAAATATTCTTTTGTCGTCGTACATACTAAAGTTTTAGGCTTAACATGACGATAGATATTTGGTACTAAAGAAATACCGTGATGATTAGATTTAATTAAGTCAACCTGAGATGGCATTTCATTGGCAATATGTTCCATTGCGTCGTAATTACAATCGCCTTGGAATACTAATTTTTTACCGAGATAATTTACGTTAAGACAAATAGATAAGTTATTATAATCGTCGCTATTAATAGATTTATAATAAGCATAATCTTCGTCTTTATTATTATAAAAGAATAAATCGGCTTTACCGAATTTTATATTACCGACCGGAGCAAATTCGATTGCCGTATTATTTTGACCACATGCCGTTACCAAGTTCTGATGTATCTTTTTTAATACGTCGAGCTTCATTGCATATTTGCCTTGAAGTTCTTGTTTATCTGGATCCGGTACATACATTTTTTTAATCTTATTAGTTTTAATTAGCTTCTCAAAGTTTCCGTAATGGTCGCCATGATAATGACTAACCAAACCAAATTCGAATTTATCGATTTTATGTTTAGCCATCGTTTCGATAATCGATTTATAATTTAATTCGCTATTAGCATAGCTATCGATAATAAACCATTTTTTATCGACGCCGACAAAAACACAGTCACCTGCATTTTCTTCGGTGTCACCGAACAAAGGAAATACTACTTCGAGAGTATTATCTTGCCCCTGAAACTTCTTAAGTTCATTAGCTATATCGTTAATAACTGACATATATTCATCCTTTATTTAAATAAAAATATTCTACTTTATTATATTACGCTATAAAAAATCCCCGCACTATCAGTACGGGGATATATCTTTATTATAAATGATCGTTAGGTTGTAACTGGATGATACGCCAAGATCCAGGGCCTTCTGTCGACTCTGCGATATAAAGCGTATTATTATCTATTATCATTTGTCCAGCAAACGCTGGTGCTTGTGTCATATCGGTTGCCATAAGTTTGTCGATGCGAACATAATCTTTTAATCTATCGCCGACATCGGCAGCATTAATGACCCATTTAGTACCGTTCCAGAATACCGGCATATCGAGTGTCGTATCGAAATACTGTTGACCGACAACTAAATGTTCGGTCGGTCTTTTTTCTGTCGGACCAGAATGAATAATCGGAATTGTTTCATATGTCATCGTACGCATAGTATTTACAGGCTTACCTGGTGTGAAATAGATTTCCATAGTTAAGTCAGCTAATGAAGTAATAACATCAGATTTATAAGTCTCAGGTATCTCACACTTCATAGTTTTAGCTTCGACATCAGTTTCGATAACCTTAAAGAGACCTTTACCCAATACATTCATTCCACTACCGACAGTAATCGGAGTATCTTTTAATGTACCGTTAGTCCATACTGGGAATTTATCGAAGCCGAAAGTAATTGTTCTGTCACCATGGTTGGTAACAGAAGTAGGTTTATCGGCTGTCGGCAAATATTCAGTTCGTGTCGTATATCTGTAAGTCGATACATAACCAAAGTGACCGGAGTTATTTGGCTTAGATTCTAAGTAAACATCGCCTGCGACGCCAGCAGTATAATTACTATAATCATGATCTTTAGCGTCTTTATAAGGAACACCGTTAGCACCGAAGAAGATAGCAGAACCTTCACCGTCGGCTAATTCATCTCTACTATCAATTTTTGCTTCATGAATAGTTCTATCATAACCTAAATAGATTCTTGTTTTAGCTGAATCTTCCGCTTTGATTTCATATTTTCTATTAAGGAAACCTCTAGAACTATATTCATCGACAGAACCTAAATTGTTAAATAAAGTTAATGCAGGATACTCGGTAACACCATTCGGAGAGATAGATAATTCTGGAGAATTGATCCAAGAGAATTTAGTGCCTTTTTGTATCCAGTAATCGAAGTTTTCTTGGAATTTATCGAATTTAAGATCATTTACTTTAACTTCAAGTTTGGCACTTTCTGGTGATGTTAAATAGATAAATGCCGAAGGTTTTTCTTCTACAAGTACATGGTCGGCATTTTCATCAAGAGTAATATCTAACGTAACATTACTAATCTCCGCTCTTGGTCCAACGTTAATATACAATGGATTTTGATTAAGAGCCCATCTACCAGTCAATTTAAAGTTTGATATTTTATTAGCGTAGAAATTAGCCATATTACCATTATTTAAATCGACAGTATCGTCAAAATGGAAAGTAACAGTTTCATAATCAGCGTATGTATACGAAGATATACAGAAAGTACAGTTATTAGAAACAATATTACTTATGCTATTATTTACACCGCCATCATGCTCTAAATATATAGCATACATACCATAATTAGTTTTGATGTTATCGATCGTTGAATTATTACATCTAGCAGCTAAATCGATATTGTTACCAGCACAATCTTTAGTATTAGTCATCCGAAGATTTAATAATTTTAGATTAATAAATAATAAATCATTAAAGTCACTAGCAGTACCAATAAATTTAAAGCTACTGCCTTCGGCATCTTGATCTTTAACTTTAAAAATAAAACCGTCAATCGTGGTATTATAAGCTTTTGCTACTGTCTCATCTTGATCTTCTAAGGCATTCCGAGTCAATACAAATCCGATATCGCCTTGAGATGTGTCGGTATGATCACATAAAATAGTAGCGCCATAAGTATTTTCAGATTTGACGACTAAAGAGCGACTCATTTTTTCTGGGCAGAAAATCTTTACAACGTTTTCGATCTTATAAGTACCATCAGGGAAAATTACTTCTTCGTATTTTTCGGCGTTAGCTTTAGTAAAGATCTCGTTTAACTTTTCAGTTACGTCGGTAGCACCGGTATTATCGACACCTTCTGCAACGACGTTAAGAGATTTTTTATTACCGACTAAACTTTGAACATCGGCTTTTTTAACGAAGAGTTCATCGGTCTTAGTTTTATTATAAATTGCTTTATCGTAATGGTAAGTCGTAAGCACGGTATAAGAATTAGTACCGTTATAATGTTTTAATTCTTTACCTAAGATAGTCGTTAAATTACGTTTGTCACCGACTTCTAAATTGTTATTAGCATTAATTTTAGCCATAACATAATTAGTAGCTTTGTCGACAGATTGACCGTGATAGCCGACTTGATTACCGACTACGATACCATTATTTAAAAAGTCGTTATTGATATTATTAAAATAGCTTCTAGCAAAATCATATTTGTAGATACGAATATAGTCGTGGCTATTAGCTGCCATATAAATAGCACCATCGACTAATGCGAAGTCTTCAATTTCGGCCTTTGGTTCGAACTCAAGTTCACGAACGATAGTAGCCGTATTATCGTTAATTTCGACTTCGACGATGCGTCTCATTAAACTGAATATAACTTTATTACCGACAAACAAAGCACCGTTAGAATCGTTATTTTTTTCGTTCACGGTAACGATATATTCTTTACCGTCGGTCAAATCGCTATTAGCGTAGATTTTAATTTTACGAGTGCTACTATCTTCGCCAGGCAAAATACTAACATATTGACCGGTAACATTATTATAGCCTACGTTATAAAAACGATCGGTATAATCTTTATATTCGCCAGGGTTTAAATTGTCATCCACGGTATAGATTCGATTACCGTTAGCAGCACCGTTAGTAGCTCGTAGTTTGCCGTCGAAGAATAAAGTATTGCAATGGCCGAGCTTATCTGCACCAGTATTCTCGACGCTGCGTGCGACAGTAAAATCTTTATTTAACTCATATAAGATTTGTGTAGAGCTATCAGCATTAATACAGGCTACGATAAATTTTTCTGTTTGAGGATTATAAGTGAACCCCTGACACTGATTTACCTTTTCTTTATCAAAAGGAACTTCGGCTACGAGAGCAATATTCTCAACATATTGCATTACTGGCTTTTGATTCTTCTTGAGAATAGAACTTAAACCTTGTGCAATTTCAGAAATAATAGACATAGTGTCTCCTTATTATAAATAATTGATTCCGTTCATCTTAGCGATTTCACGAGCACGGTTACGAATCCAATTACCGCCTGCAGTATGTAAACCGTCTTCAGTACGAGTATGACATTCTGGAACGAGTATATCAAGATCCCAACGTTCTGCCGGATAATCGTATAAGTCTTGACGTGCCAAACAGCGTTCACCGTGAGTAAATACTTGGCTTAATGGCAAGCCCCAAGATACGCAACATAAATATATAACAGTCGCCATTGCTTCGAGTTGTAATGCATTAACAGGCTCAGAACCTGGTATGTATATGGAATAACCTGTAAAGCCGTCGCCATTTAATTCGGAACCATAATTAGAGCACGCCGAAATACCAAAGTTATTTGTGTTTTCACGATAACAATGACTAGCACGATTATCTAAATCTTGCATTACATGTACGTTACCAGATCCATCGATACACATATGATAATCATCGAACAACTGGTCGTAATGACCAGCTGTCCAATGCAAAGTAATCATAGTATTCGAAGAACCTTGTTGTCGTATAACGGGATAAATATTTTTAATTACGTTATCACGAACCTGTTTTAATTGTTCTTCGTATGCCATATATTATTCACCCACATCAAAAATAATAAAACCATCATTGATGCCAAAATTTCCAATATATTTCTGTTTACCGGTAGAATCACAAAAATATGTTTCTAATGAAGATGGACATTGATAAGCAACAATATCTTTAAGATCTGCTGGAGTTACTTGACCAGATTTTATTCCATAATGATCGATTATATGATATTTTATAGGATTATTATTTTTGAATTCAATAGTCTTTTTAAAATTAATTTTAGAACTATTATAATCTCTAAGAACAGAATCTTTGTCAAAATATAATCCATCTTGATTATAATCTTTTGTTCGGTCAAATAATTCATTAAATTTTTGCTCTATATCTGCGCTAAAAGCTTGTGTCGAGATAATTGATCCGTAATCGCCCATTAGCTGTTTATTGTTCCAATCATAAATAGTTCCAGAATAAGTATTATTACTATCTAATAAATTTTTAATAGTAAGTGGAATTTCTATTTTAGAATTTTTCTTAATCTTTTGATTGTTAACATAAATATCGAATGGCGCTGTATTTTTAATAATAATTTTATTATTTAAAAATTCGGCTCTAAGAATATTTGATAAACTATCGTTATATATTTTTTTAGAAATTAAAAATTTATATAATCTATCTTCTTCTTCATAAGCAAGATCAAAAGTTTTGCTCTCAATATCTTCTTCTGCAGAAAAAGAATCGATAACAAAAGAAGAATCTTTTTCTGTTCTAAATGGTGTAGACTGAATTAATAAATTTAAAAAGATTTCATTTTGAGAGGAAACTTTTGCATTTTTAACAACAGTAGTCGCAATTCCATTATCATTAAAATTAGTATCCTTACCGTTAATGTTTACATAAGATTTAAAAGGCCCAGATAATTTTACTGTAATATCAGAGCCATTAAAGTCGTAAGAAATAATTTCAACGTTCGGGATATTTAATACGCTATTAAATAATCGTTGTATATATAAATCTGTTTGGTTTGCAAACGGAATGTTTTTGTCGGCTAAAAATTTCTCGAATTCTGGTTTAAAACCTTGAGAAAATAATGAAGCTATTAATTTAGAAATTTCTTGAATTTGATTGTTTTCAGACATATTAAATTATCCTTTTATTTTATATTATAATGAATCAAAAAATGTGCCTTTTATCACAAAACCAGAAGCAGCTTCAATCGTAAAATCATCAATAAAATCACTATGTTCGCCAATTTTAAATATCAAATTATCTTGTGATTCAGTATTATAATTTATAATAAGATGATATGATCCATTCTTTTTATATGCTTTAATAGAGTTCACTGATTTAATTTTATCAACACCGCTAGTAATATTGTAATTATAAGTTGTTGTATATTGTTTATTTTGAGCAAACGGTATAATTTGTAATCCGTTAATATTTTTCGGTAAATTTTGAGAACTTATTAAGTCGACAGCACCAGATTCATCAGTTTCTTCTAATGTTTTAAAAACATTGTCGATAACATATACATATTTATTTATTTCAGTATTATATCCATAATCATTTTTTTGAAGATTTACTTTGTTGCCATCGAAGCCAAATTCTTTTAATTCATCAAATGTATACCATTGATAAAAAACATCGTCATTATTAAATAACTGTTGAATACAATCTTTACTAAGTATTGTATTACTTCGATCATGTCGTTGTTCTTTTATCCAAGGATATTTGAAATTATTTTTAATTTTTACTTTTACCTCGGTAGTCCCAGGTTTAATTTTAGACAACATACTTCCACGTATTTTATCGTCAAATTCCATTGATTTTTGTCCGACAGGAATCGTAAAAGTTTCACCTAAATATTCGACTTCTAATGGTTCATAATATCGATTAATAATATGGTGCGGATAATCAGAATTAGAACTAGAAAATAGTGACTGATTTATAAAGAAATATCGTCCAAAAACACTAGGCACAGTATATACTGTTGCGCTATCGTCAGGAGCCGGAACATTTCTTGTGGAATGAAGGACATCTTTAAATTTGCCTTTATAATTAGAAACAATATCGATACTATTTTTTAATTCATCGAATGTTTCCGCTAATCGTACGCCATCTTCAATCGTTGCAATACCGCCGCTATCGGCAGTGAATTTTATACCGTTAATTTCGTATTTTTTATTCGGGAGCAATCCACTAACTTTAAGAATTCTAGGATCGTTTTGATCTGGATATATAGAAACATTATCAGAGAATAAAAGTTCCGATGGATTTTCAGAAAAGATATATCCAAACGTAACGTAATTTTTATTTCTATGTTCATCGTCATCTGCTCCAGGATAAGTAAAATTATTAGAGCAGTTTTCTAAATATTTACTTTCTTCAGGCTTTTCGTAACCGTCAGGAAGATTTTTATTCATAGGCACCCATAAAATTTTAGCATATGGGAAAGGATTTTTTGTGTCCTTACTTACGGTAACAGTTAATACACCAGATTCAGGAAATCGATATACAGTATCGTTTATTTCGATATAACTAAAAGGTTGACCATTAAATGTTAAGATGTAATTATCGTCTTGTTCGGTTACGAGATTAATACTTACACCAATACCATAAACTACACCAATATTAGTAAATAATTTTTTTAAATAATATTTTGTTTCTTCCGGAAACGGAGCATGAAGATCTTCTAAAGCCGCTTTAATTAAAGAAAGAGTTGTGTGCGGCTTATAAGCCGTAATTTCGTCGGCTATATCTTGTATTTTATTATCAGGCATGTATACTCCTTATTTATTTAATCGATGCTTTTATTGATTTTACATTATTAGTAACAAAAATTGTCGGAGTGATTGATTTACCGATCATGTTGCCATCTTTATCACAAATGAATATTTTTTTATTATTTTCATCCATAGCGAGAACTTCAGCCTTGGATACTGGAATACCACCATTGGCTTCAGTTTGAGACGGTACTTTTATAATAGAGCCCATGAAATTAACATAGTATCCGGCTTCACCGAAAAATTTAGTATTAACAAGAATAGGTTTAATTTTTGCCGGAAATTCTTGATCGTTAGTTCTATCGATAGCAGTATTTACAGTTAATCGAACATTATTTAACTCTTCTTGAGTTAAAAGATTTGTAATCTCAACATTTAATACATTCGTTCCTTCTGAATTGTTTACAACAGCTTGATTATAACTAGAATTTTTATAAGATTCTAAAAATTTATCTAAGTCGAATGGAACATCGACATGATTACCATCTAAAACAATATGTTCTTGACCATTAAATACTATTTTTACCGGCACATTAGAAGTGTTCGTAAGTTTAACAAATCCTTTTCCAGTACTATTTTCAGTATTTGTTTTATCTAACCATGTAGCTGTAACACTATATTCAGCAACAACATTATTAATATATTTTAATACGCCGATAGCAGGTTCTTCGATTTTTTCGTTTACCATTAAAAAATTAGAAAATTCTACAGTGTCAATAATATTTTGAGCAGTCTTATCATTTGTATAACTAGCTGGTTTTTCTTTTTTATAAGGAAAATTGACTACAGAAATATAAAAATTAAGAATATCATCTGCCTTAATTAAAGCCGGCACGCTAAAATCAGCTATTTTACCTTCACTATCAAAATTAGTAGGAACTCCATTAATTTCGATATAACTATCGAATGTACCTGTTAATGATACAATATAACTATTATTTTCTTTTCTAATAGAACTTAAATTAATTCCGCTAGGTTCTGTTGTTATATTATTAAATAACAAATTTAAATAATGCTTTGTATTTTCGGGGAATGGAGCTTTCTTTTCTTTTAAGTAATCACTTAAAATTTTAAAGAAGATTTTATTTTTATATCCTAAAATTTCTTCAGAAATATTTTGTATTTGATCAGACATATATATCTCCTTAACCTATGCGTTTCCACATATTAACAACGATATATGGAGGCATATTATTGTGAGGTTGGTTTTTACCTGATGGTAACATATTTATATTTAAATTGATAGTATGATTATGAGAAGCATCAATAACATAATTTCGTCCTGATGAAGAATTTCCACCATCCTTAGCATGAATTCCATATTCACTTTCTTTTGAAACTATTCCAAAACCATCCCTATAAGGAACATCTGTTATGTCTCCATTTGGTCTAATAGATGAAGAAAATTTGCCAACTAATTTTGCTGTACTTGTAGTATTACCATTAATATTATTAACATTATGACTATGAGAAGCTAATTCATCTTCTGTTAAACGATGTTCTTTTTCGCCACCGACTTGTCCGAGATTAAAGCCGTCACCACTATTAACTAACATACGACCAGAAGGCATACGTTCCCAGCTACCACCAAAAATAGCGGAAGGATCGACATTATTAACATTCATATAAATAGAGCCAACCGGATATAATTGACCAGCTAATCGGTTAAGTTGATCTAAAGCTGTACTTAATTTTTTATTTAACTGTCCTACCGTTACAGCATCGTTAGCTTCGACTCCGTCTGCGATATTACTAATAATACGTTTAGTCGTATCGTTGCCGACAGATACTTGGTTAGCGAGCGTAGCAATCGAATCTGCACCTAATGCAACACTGTTTTCACCAGTTGCTGAAGCATTAACGCCAACGGAAGTACCACGGCCCAAAATAGAATTACCGATAGACATTGCTTTATCTCTGAGCTTGTACGCAATTGTCGTAGCGATTTTTGTGCGACTGCCCTCAGCAAATATAGAAATATTATCGCCAGCAATAATGCCATTAACACCTGTTCTTTCATCGATCTTCTCTTTAGTATACGTTTCGTCACGGCCCATAAATAATTTAGCAGTTTGCGTCTTCGTATAATAAGGACTCAAATCGACTTCGGCACTAATTTCGTTATCGCTATTAATATTAATAGATTTGCCGGCTTTTAATTTATTTTGTTTCGATTCTTTTAAATTTTGAATATCTTCAAAATTCTGAATCATTTCATCGGGATCTTGAATATAGATCTCGCTTTTTTTATATTTATTATTACTCTTAGCAGTCTTTAATTGCAATGCATTTAAAATATTGACCTTAAGAGATTCAACTTTTAATTTATTCACGCCTATATTCCTTTCGTCGTTAAATAATTGAACGCAAGTATATTACAATATTATTTAACACGTCTAAAGAAATTAATGCGATTTGCAAGCATACATCTTAAAGGATGTTTTGCTCCATTTGCGCTAATAAACTTATATCCCAGATAAATACTTTTTTTAAATAATCGACACCATCTGCGATCATCTTTAATACAGAAAATTTTATTTTTAGTATCGATAGCCACAAAGAAATCTTTTTCGTTGACGCAAACTTTTACGTCAGACGGGTTTACAGTTTTGCCGAAAATATAATAAGCAAAACCGTATCCACAATTTCGATATAGCCAAGCACAACGACATACATATCGTTGGAATCTTTCTTTTAGAGTAAAGTTATCGTCGATAAGATCGACGTATCCAGGAATCATATATCCGTCGCCTTTGCTTTCAAAATGATATAGATAATGTTTATTAAAATCATATCGAGCGAATTTTGGAACATTGTTTTCGTAGATCATCCAGGCGACATCTAAACAGTTATCGTAAGTTTGCCATAATTTAAAAATTTTAGGAAGATTTCCGTATTTATCGGCAAATAAAACGACGAACCAATTTGTTAGATAGCATAATGCCATGCAGAGCAAATTTGCTCCGCATAACACTAACCATTTTAAATAATACTTATTCGGCATCATTTTTTTCCTTATAGCTACCAACTTCGCTATTATATTTACTATTAATAAATTTATTAGCGACTTGAGTAACGGCAGAACCACCGCCAGCTAAGCTAGCAAGTGTTTCATAGTGTTGCCAGTTGTGACCGGTAATAACTAAATATAACGTTACTCCGATCAACAAAAGCAACAAGGAGAAAGAGATGACACGCGTATAACTTAACTGTCCGTTTTCAAATAACATCATTCTAAATAATTTAGTCATCTTTCTTTTCCCTCAATTTAAGCTTAAGTTCGCCAAGAGAAACAGCCTCTAATCGATTCAATACAGCGTCGTCGAGTTTAGAAATTATATCCTGATTATATTTTATCAACATATAATTTTCTTTAAAACTCCACAACTCAGTCATAATTACTACTAAATAGCATATAATAGAAATAGCATCGACTAACTGAGCAAATCCACTATGAACCGTAATCGGTATTTTAATTACGTCGATACCGAAGGCGAATAAGCATAATAAAGAATATTGAAAAAGTTTAAAAACAAAGCCGCGATAAAACACGCGGCTTGATTTTTGCTGTCCCCAACCACCCCAGAACACTTCTATGATGGTCTTGTAATGCCATAAGCTATGTTTAATTATTGTTAAACTAAATAACTTCATTATCGTATCGATAATAATAAGGATAAAGCTTATGCAAAAAAACATAACTAAGCGTTCTACGGCATCGGGGGCATAATTATTTAAAAATGTGAAAAAGTTAAATAATTGCATAGTCTTTTCCTTAAAGTGTAGACGAGAGAAGATTTAGAACTCTAAGGAAAGGCAATATATTATTCACCTTTTAATGCTTTAATTGCATCGAGAATAGGTTGCAAGTCAGCTTGAGTGATAAAGCCTTTTTCTTTTAACTTAGTTTCGATATCTTCAAGTTTTAAATATTTAGCTTCTGCTTGAGCTTGAGTTTCGTAAGCACTTAAATCTGGAGCATGGATTCCATCTACAGTATTTTTCAATACTGTGATTTTGCCTTCCAACGCTTTTTTAGCTTCATTAACTTTACCTTCAGCAGTTGTAACAGCACCATTAACAAGAGCCTGTGCAGCTTCTTCGGTAACTAATTCGCCTTTAAGTTCAGCTTTAGCGTTGTCAATATCTTCATGAGATGCATAGCCTTTGCCGGTAAGGATTTCATCTAATTTAGTTTTTTGATCTTCAGTGAAATCTGTAGGAGCAGCTTTGCCTTCTAATGCAGTTACACGAGTATCGATAGCTGGAACAGTAGTATCTTTTAAAGTATTGATACTAGCTCTTAATTGACCAATGTTAGTATCCATGCTTGCACTATAACTACCAAGATCTGCATTTGTAGCATAGTTCTTATCACGAAGGATAGATTCTACTACACCTTTTTGATCTTCTGTTAAAGTGTCTTTTGGACCATATTTAGCATCGGATTCAGCTTTCTTAGCATAAGGAGTTAAGTCAACACTTACGCCAGAAGCTGTAACAGTTTTAGTACCTTCGTCATAAGATAAACCAGAACCGAATGTTAATTTATCTTGTTTACCGGCAATAGTCGGATCGGCTTCGATAATATCGGTTACGCCTTGAGCTGTTACGTAAGTACCTTTAGTAGCATATAAACCGTCGGCAGTATCTTTATCTAAGAATGCTTTAGCCGTAATAGCATTGTTAATAGCGTTAGTAAATGCAGGACTAGTAGCAACATTATCTAAATCGCCACGAGTCATATAATCGCCACGAGCTTGGAATACGTTTTGAGCAGCCGTTAAATCAAGTTTACCAGCAAGAGCCGTATTCACTTCATCGATCTTAGATTTATTTTTACCGATTTGATCGTCGACATATTCGATAGTAGCATAGTTACCTACACCTTGATACAAACGATCGGATTCGTCTTTAGTGATATAACCATCTTTAAGAGTTTTAGTTAACTCTTCTTTAGTAACGTAGTTACCTTTAAGTTGGAAAATACCTTTAAGAGTTTCCAAGTTAGTCGCAAGTTTAGCAGCGATAGCAGCATCTGTTTCGTTAGCTGTCATCATGTCGTCTTTAATACGAGCAATTTCTGTACCGTATGTATCGCGAGCCCAATTTGCAAATTCTACTTTAGTTTGATAAGCAGCAGCAGCTTCTTCAGACTTAGTTTTAATAGCTTCTTCTAAAGCAGTTTTAGCAGCAGCTAATGCATTTTCTTGAACTTTAATTGCAGCGTTAAGAGTTGTTTTAGCTTCTTCCAAGTCAGTAGTTGCTACTTTGTCGTTAAGAGCATCTTTATCGGCTTTTTTAGCAAGTTCAGCAAGAATAGATTCTACAGAAGATTTATTATCGTTAACACCAGATTGAATGTTAGCAATAGTTTGAACGGCATCTTTAAGGGCGCCTAATTTATTGTCGACAATACCTTCGACTTGAGTTTGAGTCAAACCTGAGCCGCCAGCAGCAATAGTCGCATTATCTAACTGTTGTTTAGTAGCGAATGTATCGTCAGCATATTTTTTAACTTCGGTAGCTTTCGCACCGATTTCATTAGTTACGTCAGCTTTTTTAGCAAATACATCGGCATCATTCTTCGATACGTATACATCGCCAAGACCGGCAACGGCAGCAGAAATATCTTCTGTTACTTTAGCAGTTTTAGCATATGTATCAAGATCGGCAGTATGTACTAAATTATCTTTATCAAGACCAGTGATCGCAGCTTCGTTAGCATTAGCTTTAGTTTTAACTTCTTCTAAAGCAGCAGCTGTAGCATATTCGCCTTTAGGTTGATAATCACGATCAGCAGCTTCTTTAGTTACATATTCGCCTTTTTCTTGATATCCAGCTAATTTGGCAGTAAGTTTAGTATCGATCAAGTTAGGAACAGTAGCTGTTTCTAAAGTATTTAATTTATTATCCACTTCGTTGGCTTTAGCTTCAAATACAGATTTATCGGCTTTGTCCGCTAACACGGATACATCAGCTTTACCTAACAAGTCAGAAGCAGCTTTATCGGCTTTAGCTTGAACGGCAGTTAATGCACTAACATCAGCTTTATCGGCAAGCTTTTCGTTAAGTTTAGCTTCGCCTACAAATTTTTCTTGAGCTACGAGAGCGTCGACAACTTCTTTTACTTTATCGGCTACAGCTTGTGCGTCAAGACCGCCGCCAGCACCACCGTTAAGAGCAAGGTCGTTAACTTTAGTCGTTAATTTACCAAGATCTTCAATTGCTTTTTCGACTTTAGTTTTTGCTTCTTCAAGACCTGCAGCGTTTTCAGTTGCTTTAGCTTTAGCTTGTTGAGCAGTCGTATTTACTTCACGAACAGCAGCATCAGCAACAGCTTTAGCAGCTTCGATATCTTCAGCTACTTTTGTTTTGTCAGCTTTATCGCCAAGTTTAGATTCGACGTCAGCTTTTTCTGCGTATTCAGCAAGAGCAGTTACGTCGGCTTTTGCCGCCAATTTTTCGTTAACTTCGTCTTTAGTGAATACTTTATTTAACTTATCGAGTACGGCAGTTAAATCAGCATGACCAGCTAATTGTTGAGCAAGATCTTTAAGAGATTGAAGCGTAGCTGGGTCCAAAGAACCGATAGCTTGAACTTCGGCTTTAGTTGCATATTCACCTTTAGGTTGGTATGCTTCATCAGCAACAGCTTTAGTTACATAATTAACAAGAGCAGCTTCTACTTCTTTAGCTTTTGCATCTGCAGCTTCGGCTTTTATCTTAGCTTCAGTTACGGCTTCACCAGTTTTAGCTTCAGTTTTAGCTTCTTCGGCTGCAGCTTTAGCAGCTTCAACAGCTTGAGCTAATTCATCTTTTGCGCCTTTTAATGCTTCTTTAGTAGCCAATGGTTCTAATGCAGTAGCATCAGCTTTGCCTTCGAGAGCAGTATTTGCTTTAGCAGCTTCTTTGGCAGCATCGGTAGCAGCTTGTTTAGCTTCGGCAACTTCAGCTTTGCTAGCTTTACCTTCGAGAGCAGTATTAACAGCTTCTTGGTCCGCCTTGCGGTTTAACGCTTTTTCGTTTTCTACTTTAGCTTGAGCCGCATCAATTTTTAATTTAGATACATCGTCAGAGATACCTTTTACTTTTGCATCATTAAGAGTATCAGCAGCTTTACGTTCAGCAGCTTCTGCTTTTACTGCAGCATCATTAGCCTTAACTTCGGCTTTAAGATTATCAAGTGCTGTTTGGTCAGCTTTAGTAGCAAGAGCTGTAACATCGGCTTTCGCCGCCACTTCTTCTTTTGTAGCAAGCGGAGTCAAATCGCTAGCATTAGCTTTTTTAGCAAGTTCAGTTTTGATAGCAGCTTTATCGGCTTTATCGTCCAAATCAGATTTTTTAGCATATGTAGCTTCGACTTCAGCAGTTTTAGCGAATGGAGTTAAATCGACAATAGCTTTAACTTTTTCAGTAAGTTCGGCAGCTTTAACTACGTCGTCAGCAGTAGCCGCTTTAGCGATAGCTTTTTCAAGATCGGTATCTTTATCGTTAAGTTTTTTAATCAACTTATCGATAGCATCTTTATCATATACTTTATCTTTATCGGCTTTTTTAGCGATTTCGGCAATGCTATCTGGGTTATCGCGAAGCAGTTCAATAGCATCTTTTAAAGTTTTAAGATCTTTAGCAGATACGCCACCAGTCGCTGTTTCGAGTTCTGCTTTAGTCGCAAATTTAGCAGCAGCAGCTTCGTCAGCTTTACCTTGAGCTTCGGTAATTTTTTCAGCTACTTTAGCATCGGTGATATATTCACCTTTAGGTTGATATTGAGCAGCAGCTTCAACTTTACTTAAGAAAGTAATAACGTCTTGTGCTTGTTTAGCAGCAAGATCGGCAGCTACTTTAGCAACGGCAGCTTTATTGGCTTCGGCTAATACTTTGTTAGCAGCAGATGCTTCTTTGTTTGCACTAGCTTGTTTTGTTACGTCTTCAACAGCTTTGTTATCGACTGGAGTACTGGAACCACCTTGATTACCAGAACCGCCAATTTCAATACCTTTATCACGTTTTGGATCGTATAAACCAAAATGAGCTTTACCTACAAATTTTTTGGACATAGATTATGTTCTCCTTAATTCCAATAAATTAATTCAGCACTAAGTCTGTTTTTCAAATCATCAATAGATTTATTTAAATAATCGTCGACTTGCGCATGAATATATTCTTGCAATGCGTCGCCAATTATTTTTAATAACTGGTCTAATGTCGGTTGATAAATACGTTGATTCATTTGGTCGACAAATTTTGTTAACTCATCACGAACAGTATCTCTTACTTGATTAAAGTCCGGTTTCTTTTTAAGAGCTTCCATTAAATCTGTATAGGTATTAATAGAACCATCTTTTTCGAATTGCTTTAACGTATCAGCCCAGTATTCTAAATCATGGATATCTGGTTTATTATTAACGACACGAATAACTTCATTTAATTTATAAACCAGGTACTGAATACTCGTTTCATCTAACGAGGCTTGATCGATAAAATGTTTCATTCTCTTACCTCATAATTACGTTCGTAATAACTGACTGTTGATTTCCTGGTTCGATCGAACATTCGTCATCAGTGCATTTAATAAGAACTGCAAAATTTTCATTACCAACAGTAGTGGTCGAGTTCTTCTCTAAAATAGATACCGGAATAATTAAATCACCGATATTCGATTCTTTGTATAAACCAGAAATAACGATTTCAGATTTATTGCTTAATAAGTATGCAGAATAAACGCCTTCATAACACAAAGTAGAGCAGGTATCATTTTCCAATAATACCTGCTCATCATTCACTAACAATTCATCTGATAAAGATAATGAATTAGAGCCATAAGAGATTACGTCTCCGTCAAATATATTTTTACCGTTTAATTTTAATTCTTTTACGAATAAATTGTTAACCATTATCTTATCGTTACGTTGGTTTTTATTAAGATACTCGCTATTTATATTACTCAAAGTAATACCATTTTGGTCTAAATGTTCATTAATTTGAGTATGCGCTTGATTAATAATTTCAGATACATTATGATTTAAACTCATAAGTGAATCATTAATAGCGCTTAATGAAATTTCATTCATTGAATAGCATCCTTTTATCTTATAAAAATATTAGAAACCTTTTCGACATTATCGATAATTAAGTTATTTTCTAGAATAGATACGATAATCGTTTGATCGATGTCTTTATAAGTACCAGATTTTTTTACGATAAACAAATTGGAAACTTTATTATTATTTTTAAAAATAAT